GACCACGTGATTGTTCCCGTGTCTGACGCAGTCTGTGCTATAGACACAGTCTTTGCCGATGCCGTGTCGACGTAGACGCGCGAACCGACAATCACGCCGGTCGATGTCGGTCCAGTGATGACTGGCGGTGTCGGTGTTGTCACAATGAACGATCGCGTGTTTGAAATATTCACAGGGTTGGTGGCCTGAATCGTGAATGTCGTCACGGTAAAGTATATCGCCTGTGCGATCGTGAGAACTCCGGACGATGAGTTGATGGTAACTCCGACCCTCGACGTCGTGTACGACCATACAAGCGTTCCCGTGAGCGATGCCGTGTTTGTGAACGTGAATGTCTGAGCCCCGGACGACACGTCTATATTTTGACTGGACGCGGGTGTTACCGTGTCAATCACCGGCGGAGCTGGTGTCGTGATGTTCATCACCATCGTACCAAACTTGTTGACTGCATTTGTCGCCTTGATGGTGAATACTGTCGCGGTAAAATATGTCGCCTGATCGATTGTCAAAAGACCGTTCGAATTGATCGCAACACCAGAAGTTATCGGCGTGTATGACCACGTCACCGTCCCGACGAGCGGCGTCGATTGGTTAAACTGGATCGTTCGACTCTGGGTTGTCACCTCGAGAGTTTGGGGTGATACGGTGGGCGACGTGACAGTCGGAACCGCCGGTGTCGTCACGGAAACAATACGCTGGGTGGTCACGCTCGCCGCATTCGTCGCCTTGATTGTGAATGACGTCGCCGTGAAATACGTGTACTGAGCGATCGCGAAATCTCCTGTTCCTGAGTTGATGGTAACACCTGCCGTGAGTGGTGTGTATGCCCATACGACTGTTCCCGCGAGTCCTGAATTTGTGAGTGCGAATGTGAGTGTCTGTGAGCCATCTGACACGTCGATAACCTGTGGAGTTGACGGGGTGACTGTGTTAATGGCAGGGGGTGCAGGGGTCGTCACGATGAACGTCGTCGAGCCAAAAGCACCGGCCGAGTTGGTCGCAATCACTTTCAAAACAGTCGCGGCAAAGTATGACGTGGCGGCGATCGTGACGAGACCCGACGACGAGTTGATTGACACGCCCGCAGGTACGGCGGTGTTGTCACCCTTTGTGATGGTCCAATAGACCGGGACGGCGTCCGACTTGGATTGTGTTGCCGTAATGCTCGTGTATGCCGCGGTCGACACATCGAGAATACGTGACGATGGGGTGACGATATTCACCACCGGGAGACGCGGCACAAAGACGTCGAACGTTGTTGGCACGGTGGACGAGTACCCCGTGTTTATGTTTGTCGCCGTGACTGAGAATGCCGTGTTTGGCCAGACGACGCCCGTGGAGACCGTCTGGAGCGGAACCGTGAATGTGATGAGTCCGTCCGTAGCCACCTGTGACATGCCACTCCCGCTCGGGAATGGCGATGGCGTGACAGTCCATGCAATCGGACCCGTATACGCCGTATTAACTTGTTGCGTGACTGCAAACGTTTTCAGAATGGTCGACGTATCGAGTACCTGGTTGGCGAGATTGGTCAGAGTGGGTCGGACCGCCGACGCAATGTCAAATTGAATGGTCGACGTCAAACCTCCGACCGACCGTGCGGTAAAAACAAACTGTTGACGCGTCAGGTACGAATTTGCATTGAACGTAAAGATTGTGTTCGAATCGTTCTGCGTCGTGATGCTGATTCCGGCTGGGTACGACGAAGGTGTGATGGTCCACGTGACTGGACCTGTATACGTCGGATCGTAAATCTGGGCCACCGTGAGAGTTTGTTGCGTCGTCGTGTCGATCAACTGGGGATCACCCGGTCCTTGGAGTTCGACGAGCGTCGACGCGCCAACATCGAAGCTTCGTGTAGCGACAAACCCACTTGTGGCCGTCGCCGTGAATACGAATGGTTGGTAGGGAAGGACGCTTCCTTGTAGCAAAAGAAGAGTGATTCCGAAATCAGTGGTTGATTGAACAGAAACACCTGCTGGGTAACTCGACGGTGTAACGGTCCACACGATCGTTCCGGTTCGGGAACTCTGTTGATCGACCGCGAATGTTTGATTCACTGATGTCGTGTTGATAATGAGTTCACCAGTCCCGTTTGTGGGGTCAGAAAGCGTTGGCGGTGTACCGGCGCCCAGCGTAAACGAGGCTGCTGTTTGAATTTCGATGCTGTTCGTCGCAGTCACGACAAACGTCTGACTTGTGATCACCGTACCGCGCGCAACCTGGAACGTGATCAGACCGTTCGTCGACGTGACAAAGATGAGACCGGTCGGCAATGTGTACGACCATGTAATTCCTCCCGAATAGGTAACACTCGGTGCTTGAACCGTAATGGTAAACTGTCTGAGAGCAGTCGATGTGTTGAGCAGCTGATTTGTAAACCCCAACACAGGCTTGACGGCTGCACCCACGATGAACGAAATCGACGTTGCGACACCGCCGATGTTTGTCGCCGTGACCGTGATGGTTTGCTGCGCAATCACTGCATTCTGAGCCACCGTGAATGTCGCCCCTTGATTGGTCGCCGTGACACTCAGCCCCGCCGGGAAAATAGGTGGGTAGTACGACCATGTGATCCCTCCCGTGAGTGCGTTCGTAACACTCTGTGGAACGAGAAACGTCGACGAGTTTGTCGAGTCGATGGCGTTTACGGTGCCGACAGCCAATACGGGCTTCACTCCAGATCCGTACGTGAACGACGCGAATGTCGGTGTTTTGAGACCGTTTGTTGCCGTGACTGTAAGTGTCCGAGTCGGGACGACGGCGTTCTGAGCCACCGTGAACGTGAGTCCGGCGTCGCTACTGGACAGAAATGTCACGCTGGCTGGTAAATTCGTGTATGCCCATGTCACGCCTCCTGTACCGCTCGCCGTTTGTAGAACAGTAAACGACCCTGGATCGGATGTATCAAACGCGACATTTGGTGTCTCGAGAATTGCTCGCGACGCCGCGAGAAGGTTCAGACTTCGCGTACCGCCACCGCCGTTTCCAGATCCAGTGACGACCATGTTTTGATTATTAATAAATGTACCCGTCGCGATCGAAAATGACGCACCAAGTTGTGTCGAACCGGTAAACGACACGCCTGCCGGGAGGGGGGTTTTGAATGTCCAGACGACTGAACCTACTCCTAGCCCACGGTTCGATTGTGGGATTGTGAAGGATGCACCGGTCGTCGTATCAATCTGGATCGTCAGTGATGGATACTTGGCCCGAAGGTAGTTTTCGACCGAAAGCATTTCAGTCGCAGTGAGCAGACGGTTATAAATGAGAACCTCTGCGACGGCCCAATCGCTATACTCGGTTGTCGCCGCGCCAAAGTTGAGGCCGATACGAGTTGGGTACCCGGGCGAACCGGCCGTTCCACTCGTGAAATCGACACTCTGTGCCCGATAAAGATTTCTCTGATCGGACGAAATGACCCAGTTGTACCCATAGAGATCGGTCGGTGCGGTGATGTACCCGTTATGGAACGCGACACCCGCCTTTCCATCATAAAATCCAGACGCCCAATTTGTCGTCACACCCTGGAAAATGCGTCTCTTGGCGCCGTTGTTATACTTGGCCAAGTGGATAAACGTATAGTCGGCCGTCGTTCCGAGTGCCGGAAACTTGAGCCCGTCACTTGTACTCCCATAAAGAAGCCCATTGGTCGTATCGTACGTAATCACGCCCCGAACGTCACCCGGTGATGTGTTGTTCCCGTTGCCCGATTTATCAGACCATATATTCGTTGTACCGTTCCAACTCCCCGGATCGTATTGGGCAACGAGACCGTTCGTGACGCCAAGTTCCACGAAAGAGTTGGTTGCCGGAAGGATTGCACCTGATCCAGAGCTAATATCGAACGTTGCCGCAGTCGTTGTGGAATTTTCAAGCGTAGCTCGGACAGTCATGTTTGACAGATTATTTATAAATCCTCGAAACGCCGTGAATGTGATTCCCGAATCGTCCGACGATCTAAATGAAACACCCGACCCATTCCTCGCTGGGAGACCTGTATATGTCCACGAGACACCTGTTACTGGGGTGAGCGCCGCGAGCGAGATTGTAAAGGACGCCTGGCCACCTAGGGCATTGACAAACAACACCATCTCTATTACATCATCGAGAAATGTTTCTTACAGAAGAGTCCATGCGTCGCACTGAATTGACACTGTCGCCCTTCGAGCGTGTGTGCAGTGCATTTTGGTCCCTCCCTTTTTGCAGCCGCTGCGCGTTTTGTCTTCACGCTGGTCGAGTCTGCATTCTTCGGCGTCACGTACTCAGTCACTTTTGTCGATGGTCGGGAGGCGTTGAGTTTTAGCGTCGACTCCTTGAACTTGGCGATCGAGGCGGCAAGCTTGTCGTCCATTGTGTGCGTGAAAGTTGACACGGGGTCATGCGACTGGTCAAGACAAAACCTGGTTTTTGATTCCAAGGACCGAAGGTCCTTGACCTCCCTACCCAAGGACGAAGCCCTTGCCCTTGATCTTCTTGTAGAAGGCCATGTAGTACTCGCCCGACTCGGGTGGATCGCGCTCTACGACCGTGTCGTCGTCATAGTACCGCCAGACCCCCTTGTGTTTGACATAGGCTGCGTAGTGACCACCGACATAGTGTCCGTAGTGTACCACGAGACCAAAGAGCGAATTGTTGTTGAACGTATGCGGTACGTTGACCATGTACTTGGCATCGTACTGACTAAAGGACACGATAACTATAGATGGCCATCTGGAGATGAACGTGCGTGTGACAGCCGCGTTATACTCTTGACCGGCATCGTCAATGTAGCCCGAAAACGCCTCGTAACTTCCGCGCCTCTTCAGAAGCTCGTCGAGAGGTAGGTTTTGCTCCCACGGTGTGACGACGACCGTCGTAATGTCCTGATCCTTTCTCGAAACCCCTTTTGGGTATGTCACCTCCTGGGTATCCGTCCCGTTGAATATCGACTGTACAAAACCAACCCCGAGCGCACCTTCGAATGTGTCAATCAGAGAGAGAACAACCTCCTGAACATCGTGCGGCCGAAGATTGGCGAACGACGTGTACTTGCGCGTGAACGCCTGGTGGAACGCACGTGGATTCGGCTGAAGATCCTTGCGCCACATGTTCTTGATGAGACTCGAGTACTCCCGGGTCACTTCACACGGTCCTTCATAGGGTGTGTGAAGCAAACGGTTCGTGAGATCGGGAACGTGAGACAGACACTGAATCGCCGCATTGAAGTAGCACGTGTTTCCGAGATTTGCGAGACCTTTCGGCATATAGAGAGGAGGTGCACTGTATCTCTAACTCGAAACATGGAGGCATTCTTTGACCACTGGGAGCAGCTCATTCGCAACCAAAAGCCCAATCGTGAGATTGAGATTCGCTTCGGCAAGCTCAACCGCGGATCGTTTGACACGAACGTCGGGAAGGAGACGTACGACAAGGTGGTTCGGCGCCTCCACAAGTATGAAGGCTGGGAGAGCGTCGAAGAGTCTGACGCGAGCAAGTTTTACTATGACGGGAATCGTCGCGTGACGTACGACAATGCCAAGGGGGATATCACCGAGTGCGTCATCAAGAAGCGCGTGCTCGTCGATGACGTGTCCCTGAAAGGTGAGCTCTTTGACGTTCGGCTCGGCGTGTCGACCGAGACGCCCTGTCCTCACGTCGAGGAGGAGGAGTACACGAAAGTGCGCAACACGAAGCGAGTTTCGTTTCTGCGCAAGGATCTTCGGATCGACGTGACGGCCGTATCCGGGGATCCCGATGACCCCGACTCGGAGAATGAGACGGAGTATCAGATTGAGCTCGAGCTTTTGCGCATTCCGGAGACGCGCCACGAGCTGTTCAACATGGTCTACAAGGTGTTTGACGTGCTCAAGATTGCCCAGTAGCGCGCTCAGGCGTTCGGGAACATCTTCTTGCCACGCATGGTGTTGTACCAGTTCTTAGCCTTGATCGTCGTGTAGTTGTTTCCAAGGTACGCGCGCGCGACTGCTTCCCGCTCTTCTTTTGGCAAGGTACTGAATACGCGTTTCTTCCCACCACGTACGATGCGCTGGTTCAACGGGTCGTTGCTGAATGTGTAGGTACGTCCGTTTACTGTTACGTTTGCTGCACGGACTGGCGATGCTGACTTTACGGTCGCGCGGCTCTTTATCCGCTCGAAAAGGACCGCCTTGGTCATTTTATTCGTCGCACCTGCATTCCCGACGTTGCGCGCCACAGCGACAAGTTGAGCGGTTGTCAATTTTTTGTACGACTTGCCGTTGACCTTGTTGTTCTGGACACTATGGGTGTTGGATCCTCCACCCATGTTTGGTGATCCATTGTTGTTCCGGCCGAAGATGTTGCGGCGGACGTGCTCAGGCATGTTCACACCAGCCTCACTGTACCTCTTCCGGGCCGTCACGTAGCCCGCCTTGAGATCCTTGGGCAGCTTGTAAAAGTGGGGCTGCTTTCCAGGTCCCGGTGCGACGTAGTAGCCATTCTTCGCGGCGTTCCAATTGGCAGCGCGATTCGCCCCCTTGGACGCGCCGTAAAACACAAATGCACCGCCGAGCATGTTCTTTAAGTACTGTGGCATGTTGATGCCCGCCTTTTCGTACGCCTTGACAATCTTGGTCGCCGAAAGGGACATGTTCCCCTTGGTGTTGTACAAGCGTGGTACGCCATTTGGCCCGGGACGCACGTACTGACCTGGACCAGGCACGTGATTGTACCCATTGACGCGTGCGTGACGCACATTGAGCTTATTTCCAGCCGCCTTGGACGCCTTTTCAGTCTTTGTGAGCGTCGGTGCACCCCACCCACCTGCAAAGCTCCCGGCAACTCGGCGTCCCGTGCTGTTCAGATGGGATTCACGCTTGAAAATGTCGGCGTGAGCGACCGTCTTGTTGAAAATCTCGGCAACCACCTTTTGAGCTTCGACCGGCTTTGACGCTCCAAACACCTGAATGAGCCCTGACATGTAAATCATCAGCGTCATCGCCGGCGACTTCCACTTGATCTGAATGCGGGTGGAAAGTTCGGGTTCATAAATCACGGTTCCTTTCTTATCGAAATCGGTGACAAATGTCTCATAAAACTTGTTCAAGTTCATACGCCGATTCACCTTGAGTCGCGCGTCAAATTTGGTCACCTTGGCAATGTTTGCCGTGCGTGCAATTCCAGGCATGAGACGCTCGAGCTGTTGGGCGACACGACCCGTCGCATTCGCTGACGTAATCTGGACTGTTCCACCTGCATGGATCACCGCAAAGCCTGCAGTTGTTTTCAGGTACCAGTGCTTCACATTGTCGACGTTGCCGAGGATGCTCGTCTTTGTGACGCGCGCAATCGCTGGCTCGTTGAGAAGTCGGCGGCCCTCGATACTGATAAAGCCGGCTGGAAGGTGCGCCGGGAGGTGAAACCGTGAAAACGGGATTGTGAATGACACGGTACGACCCGTGATTTCAACTTGTGAGAGCGTAAAGTCTGAACCAGTGTACATCGTACCGACTGTGGTACCGCCGGTGCGACGTGCCCCGAGAACCTTTTTTATACGGGCGATTGCGTTTGCCCGTGCTGGCGAGCTCATATACTACTGTGCAATATTTTTACACATCCTGTGCCATGTCAGTCATCACACAGTCGAGACCGTAAATGACAGGCTGTGCCGTGAGTGCCTGACCCCTGTACGAGCACGTGTTGTTCCGAACCTCAATATCACGTGACGAGAATGGCCCGGCGTACGTGTCTGGATTGAAGCGACACCGGCCGAGCAGATTCTCCGTACAGTGCTGGTTGAACATCTGGACGAAGATCTTCTGGGGCACAAAGTGCTCCGGTCCGTAGACCACCTTCTCGGACGACAGAAAGTGCTGGAGCGGATTCGTCAGCTTGGCCACCTCATTCTGAACCGACTTGAAGTACTCGGGCAACACGTTCCAAATATCCTCACCGTTGTGACGCTGTGAATACTCGAGGTAGGCCCGGATACACTTGCACAGAATCGCTGGAATTTCACCCTCGAGCTTCTCATCCAGCTTCGGATCGGCGCGAGCCACCTGCTTGCCAAAGTTCCACGTCACGAGACGACGAAGCACCGACCCCGAGTTGTCGCGGTAGCCGGGCACCTCGTTACCAGCCAAGATGCCCGGGACGTTCCAGGTCATGCTCAGCGCCTTTTCATTCTTGCGTGCAATCGACACATCCTCACCGGACACCATCGACTGAAACTCCGCCTGCTCGAGCGCAAGATCACCCTTCACCTCTGGCGAGATGAACATGAAGCCGTCGTGGATCGACCACAGACCAAACTTCTTCTCAATGTTGTTTGACAGCGTACGCACATCCTCATTGTCGTAAAACTTCTTGCACACCTTGGTGATGATGGTCGACTTGCCGGATCGGGCGATACCCTTCAAGAAGGGAATCACCTGCCACGAGTCGAGATCGCCCGTGTCGAAACACAGACGTCCGACAAAGACGTACAGCCAACGGCACACCTCCTCTGAAAACTTTTGGTAACTCATGACCGAGTGCATAAATGGTGTCGGAATGTCGTACCAGTCCTCGAGTTCCGGGTAGTGATCGAAGGGCAAGTCAAAGTATTTGCAGCTTACGATTGTCGGGTCGAGCGACTGGCAATCCGGCTTGTCATACTCGTAAAACCGCGACGTGTACTTTTCCTGGGTGGCATCCCACTCCTTGCCGATGAAGATGCCGTTCGAAAACGACCATACATACCTGTTCTTCTTGATTTCTGGAAACTGCATGTCGCGACAGTTGCTCATGTGCGTGATGGTATCCTTGACGATCGATCCCTTGCTCGTCAGGTTGCGCCACATGTCATACTTATCCTCCTTTTGCGTGTAGAAATAGACAAACTCCTTAATTTCCATCAGAGGCTTCCACGCCTTGGTCTGATGTCCATCGGCCGTCTCAATCTGCTTGCAACACTGCCCCTTGTACCGACGCATCCTCATCACGTACGCCTTGTGCAAGAGGTACAGAAGCAGACACTGAAACGGGCTCGGCTGGTTGTCTTCATCAGCCTCGTCGATCGTCTTACAACGAAACATTGACAACTCGACATCATCCGTCACGGGTGCGATACACGTGGGATGATTGATGCGCTCGAACGAACGCACGTACCTGAAGATAATCTCGTACGCATCGTCAGCCGTCTCGATGAGACGCATCATGCGAAACGAGATTCGAAACTCGTCACCGTTGACGTCGTGAGTGGGTCGGTCCTTGAGACCCAGCTCGCTTGAACGATGGTACAGCTCGGAGAAGAGGTTTACGAGACGACGCTTTTGTTCTAGGATTCGCTCTAGGTCGACATTTTGTGGCATGCCGTTTGCGTCAAGTTCGTCATCACGAAAGAACTGGCGAAACCCATTTGTGAGCGGTGCGAATCGATCACCCTTACAGGTTAACCCCATCTTTTCCTCGAGTTGCCCGATGAACTGTTCAAGGCGGTCTGGCGTCAGACTCGTCACCTCGGACCGAAGAACCTCCATACGTATTTCCTGTGCATGTTCGCGTGTCTGTTCCCGATCGATCGTATGTACTTGCTCCATGGTGACATAGCGCAACATATTCTTATCAGGTCTTCTTGGCCGCTAGGGCCTGCTTGATACGTACCGTTTTGGTCGAGTATATGTGGTGACCCTTGTCCCGTTTGGCCGCGGTCCGCTTCTTCTCACGGGAACTCACTGGGGGATCCATTACTCAACGCGCGTCTATTTTCTCTATTACCGTCGTGGTCTGAAGCCCAGTGGTCGGACGGGACGGGCAATACTTGAGAAGAAGCCCCCGCGTCGAACATAATTGTTGTATCGTGCAAGCTCTTTATTGTACTCATTCCACTCGGCTTTGATTTGAGCTGTTCTAATTTTCAAAGCGGCTTTATTCTGGGCGTTCTTCACGGACGCCTCGTACTCGGCCTTTTGCCGGCGAAGCAATGCATTTTTCGCCTTTGATTGTGCAATGAACGCGTTTCGTTTTTTTCTACCATTTTCTTTCGATTTGTTCATCCGCGCCTGAGCCCGATCGATCGCATTATCGAGTGAAATTTTAGCACGAGCGGATATATTACTCATTTCTTTCGCCTTACGCGCCGCATACGTTCCTGCGACACGTGCCGCCTGAGTTGTTTTATTTTTGGCAATGCTACTCGCGTAAACACTCCCACGGAACGCAGATTGTGCAGCCGACACACCGACTCGCCCCGTTGCACGTGCAACCGACACACCGACTCGGCTACCTACACGTACAGCATG